AATCGGGTATCAAAATATTCCTTCAAACTGATGTCGTTGGGAGTTGTCATATACCTATAAATATATTAACCCATCCATAAAGACGCAATAAAACTATGATTAACTACATTGGACTTTGGCATCCGCTAACGAATCCGACTCCCATATTGTTATAACTCTGTACCCCATTGTCTCCAGATTTTTTCTCTTTATCGCATCGGATTCCCATTTCTCTGCCGCCGTGTATGAGTTTCCCGGCAAATAAATAATGTCATCTGGGTTGTGGATTTTAGGATTGGCATGAACATAATCCCCGTTAATTTCGATAATCAGTTTTTTCGGCTCATTTAGTTCATCAACAAGATACCGACCTACCCTCTGTTCGGATACAAATCCTTTAGATTCTAACTCCAATTCTATTTTTCGGAGGCGATGTAGCTTACTCAATCTATTTTTTAACCCATTGAGAAGCTTGTTTAATAAATCATACCTCCCATCTTTCCCACTCCACCTATCTTTCATCAAGCTACTTCTTTTCTTTTTTTGTTCGGGAGTGTTCAGGGACTTCTTTATACCTAAAGAAGTTCTCTTTCTATAATCAGGGTCTTTCCATTTTCGTTTAGACCCCTCTCCAATATGTTGTTTCCATTCAGGAGTAAGCTCAAACGTTTTTCCCCGTTTAGATGCTGATATTTTTTCTCGGACATCTGGAAGTTGAGACACATTATTAACTCCATACTTATCCCTAACACTATTCAGAATAGTAGTTTGTGTAGATGGTTTGGAGAAACCGTTCACCATCCCAGAACATCGGTGAGAGCAAAACCGATTGGGAATCTTTCGTTTGAATCCACTTGGGCTTCCACAAACTTTACATTTGGGGTTTCCATAAAGTTCAACGTAGCGTTTAATATACCACGCTGTTTTATTATGCCCAGAGGCATAATCTAATTGTTTTCCCCGATAGACAACAGGGCAATCATTACACAATCCACATTTACATTTTTTCATATCACTGATAATACATATCAACGAGGTTGGTGTAAATGTATTAAATGTGGATATAAAAACTATGCACATTGGCTCCATCCGCAATTTATGCAGGAACAACATCCATCCATATAAATTAGCTCTTTGCCACAGGAAGGGCACTTCCTACCATTGATGTGGGTGCCGTCTTTGATATACTTCTTGAGCACCCGGGCCGCTGCCGCAGCCATTGATGTAATATCATTCTGTGCCTTTTGTAGTTGTTCCACAACAAATTGGGGTGGAACGCCATGCCTCATGGCCATAGACGCCATACGAAAGAGGATTTGCTCGGTGGGGGTAAATTGCTTTGAGAAGTCATCAATACAGATGTCATCAATCTCAAGGGCATACTGTCCCTTCTTGACTTTGGTAATCTTACCCTTCTTCTGGGTGAACTTGAAGCTAAACCCATTGATGTGCCCGCCAAAGATTTCATAGGGTTGGTTGTTCTGGATGCCGACCACGATGACGAACTTCTCGCCTTTGACAGAAACAACATGAATATCAGCGTCAATGGATGGGAGACGCTTGGGATACTCGTTTGTCTTTGTCTGAATGTTTTCACGAGACAGATTCAACTCCGTGAGTTCGTCGTCGGAGAAGTTCTGGTGCCCAATGACTACATTCTCATCCTTGAGTTTGAATGCCAAGGTCTTGAATGGCATATTGGACACAATGCCGTACATCTTCTTGTCGGGGAAGGCAGCGATGGATTTGACTTCCTTCTTGTGGGCTTCGAGGATGAAAGCATAGACTTCTTTCCACGTCGAGCCAATAGGAAGCATGTAAGTCACCGAGATGGAACTGTCAATCCACTTCATCACCTTGGACATCAATTCAAGCTTGTCCATAGCAGTTACGTCAGTGGATTCCTTGAACTTAAATTTGTGACGGTGCTCTTCGATGAACTTGACGATTGGTGCACCAATCTTGCCATCCCACGTATCCTTAATCGTATCCGAGGCCATTGGAATAGGAATGCCCGCTTCGGCGAAAGCATCACGAATTACACGGGGGACACAGAAGTAGTACTCGTATTTCCCAGTCATACGGGTACGCTTCCAGAAGTACATGAAAAAGGCGGGTTCGATGCCGTAAGAAAGCACAAAATCACGGAACATCAAAGACAGAGTGCCCGTGGGAGCAATAGAACTGACGGTGACATTGCGTGCATGTGTGCCCTTGAGTAGAGGAACCTTGAATTCGGCATTCAATTGCTCCGACAGTTTCATGATGCGAGATACAAACGGTGCTTCACGCCACTTTTCCTTGTTAAACAGACCAAAGTCGCCCTTCTCAAGTCCAAGTTCCTCAGTGCTGATGTACAGCCAATAGTTATACCATTTTACGAACTCTTCAATGGCCTCGTTACCCTCTTTCGAGCCGTAAGGAAGACCCTTCTTGAAGAGCCATGCAGCAATGTTCGTTACACCAGCGCCAGTACGACGCAATTTACGAATAGCTAACTCTTGGTGAGGCGTAGCAAATGTCTGGTTCACCAACTCACATTCGTTAACATTGTCGAGAAATCGGTTTATGGAATGACTAACCTTCTCCAACTGGCCCATGAAGATTTCCTGCTTGGCCGAGAACTTACCGCAGTTGATTGACGCTAGGACGCATAGCGACTCTCGGGAGAGGTATTGTTCGGAACAAGCGTTGGTAGATAGAATACGAGAGTCATACTCATCCTTCTCGTCGTACAAAGCATCACTGTTGCTATACTTACGGGCAATGTCAATGTTCTGAATGCCGGGTTCTGCATTTTGATGCATGTTCTTGGCAATCAGTTCCATCAACTTGCGGGCCTTGACTATCTTGGAAAAAACTTCCTTCTTACGGTCATGTGTGGCAAGGCGGTAGTAGCGACCAGTATCCTTTTCCTTCGTGGTATGCATGTCAATACTATGCACGTCCACGTAAATCTTGTCACCCTTCTTAATGGCAGGCACAGTGAAGGTAAGTTCCCAATCTTCATCGGCTTCCACGGCTTTGTAGAACTTCTCAGTGCATTGAACACTAATATTTGCATTCTGAATCTTGGTATAATCTGACTTGACCTGAATGAACTCTTCCACGTCGGGGTGCTCACATGAGATAGAGAACAACATAGCAGGAATGCGGCCCTTTTGACCTACAAAGTAGCCAATTTTGTCCTCGAACTCCATCCAATGGACTGCACCCGTGCTTTGATTGGCCGAATTGAGAACTTTGCAGCCATTTGGGCGAAGGCGAGAGAAGTCAATTCCTAATCCCTGACGATAAGCGGCACATTTTGCAATGGTATAGGCAGCATTCTTGATGATAGATTCAAGGCTGTCCCACTCTTCATCTTCTCGTTTGGCACCAAGGGATACGGTAGTACAGTTCGCCAAAGAAATCTTACGATTTGAGCCAGCACCTTGCATGATTCCGCCCGAGGGATGCCACCAATCGTTGTATATTTCGTCGAACCACCGAGCACTCCAATATTCTCGAAGTTCTTGGGTGGATTCAACTGAGGCTACAAAATCACAGACTCTTTTAACTGCCTGTGCGTACGATTCATCAGACGTAAGTGCGTACTTCTTCTTGAAGGCGTCTATTGCGAACTGGTTGTTTTGAAAATATTCTTCGGTGGTGACTTTCTTTACGTCGTCGAACTTCGTTGCGGTTTCCATATCTTTTCTTCTTTAACTTTTTGCGGATGGGTATAAGTAGATAATTCTAATACGTAACTTCACGGGAAAATTTCCTGCGATACACGCATTCGACTTTACTTCGTGATACTTACTGTCAGGATTGACCGTCTTTCTCTTTTTGAATCTGATTAAAGCGTTTCCCGAACATGTCCTTCATTCGCTCCTCGGCACTTTTCACCTTAGCCATAATCTCGGCACCCTCGACAGAGTTCTTCTCGTAGATTTCAACCTTGCCCATCGAAGCATCGAAGGAACACGGATACCACATACCATCTGGACCAAAGCGGTTCTTCATCACGTAAATGCGACCAGTGCCCTGCTCCTTGTCTTCCTTCTTACGTGAAAGGGACAAGATGAAGTCACCCGTCATAATCTTGCGATAGCTATCCGCCACTCCCATAGCTTCAATGATTTCTTCCTCGTGAACACCACGGTTGGCTTGAGAAGCAGTCCATCCCGGCACTTGAAGTTCACCCAGCATACTGCGAAGTTCTTCATATACATTTCCGGCTTCGCTATAGCTGTTCGAGTTCCGCTCCTGCATAAACGGACGGAGAAGGTCCGCATAGTCAACAACCACAAGGTCAATTTTGACCCCGGTGATTAGTTGCAACCTATCAATATGCATTTTGAGGGTTGCCACAGAAGCAGTTTTAGTGGGAAAGTATTTGATGAATAGTTTGCCACAGCCTTTACTCTTGATTTCATCAAGCTTCTGCTTAATGATAGGCTGATTCTTTCGGACATCTTGAAATGCTATTCCCGAGAAGATGGCATCATATCGGAGGCCAACATATTTCTCGTTCAACTCCATCGTGAAATGCATGACATTCTTGCCCTGCTTCATTGCCTCGGCACCAATACGAGCCAACAGCCACGACTTGCCAGAACCAGCGGGGGCCACGATGAACCCAAGTTCCCCCTTGCCAAGCCCACCATCCATGAGTATGTCAATCATGGGCCAATTCGTCTTTACAACCTCACGAGCCATTGCCGACATACGCTGCTCCATTTCGGTAAGGTATTCGTGCCCTAAATCACGCTCTATACCTGCCTTAGAAGCTTCGTTGATGGCGTGCCATATTCCATCATAGTCACCTTCTTTCAACATGACTTGAGATGCCCAAATGGCATTCTTCAATTTCTGATTGCGACAAAATGCCAAGAACTGCTCCTTGATGTAAGGCAAGTCCTTTGCCGTCGAGACTTCATTGTATGCAGATTTGATTTGTTCTCGAACGGCGATTTGCATCAGCGGGTCTTGTATCCGCATGATTTCACATGCAAACACGGACATTGTTGGTATGTCTCGGTATGCTGGAAAATAAGTAGAGACAAATTTCACGACCCATTTGTGGGCATCGGTCTCAAAGTAGTCGGGGGACACGATGTCAATGATGCGTTCCAAAAACGCTCGGTCTGAAAGCATTGCAGCCAGACACTTCGCCTGAAAGGGAGTGCCGAATTTCTTGAGGTTATTTACCTCACCTGATTGTGGTTCCATAGTTCTTCCTGTAGTTTACGTGTGGAATGTAACGTATAAAAATAGAGGTAGCAACTTATAATAACTCCGCTCCAAAATATAATAAGTCATCATTTTCCCATGTGATTTACTACCTTAAGGCACATTGCCAGCAAATCTGGGTCATTCATGGTTCGTTTGAACCAGTTAATGTCCCGTGTTGTAAGACGAATGTTAGTCGGGACATTTTTTCCTCCCGCCGAACGTGGAATGATGTGGTCAATGGATATGTTATCCCGATTCAAATGCTCGCCAGTCAACGGGCAAATCAACTTCTGACGATGGGCTATTTTCCACAAATCAACCGGCACGAGTTTATCATCGTATCTCCAATTTGCTCCCATACACAACTTCCAGAACACTCGTCGTCGGGCATGTTTTCGCTTGTTAGCTCGGATACGGTCTCCATTTCGTGCCGCCCACGCCTTCACTTGTTGTATCCGCTTGTCACGGTCCTTTAGGTATCGGGGGTCATCCTTCATACTTTTTATATTGAAAAAATGTTTGACATCTTCATTCCACTATGCTATTTATGGGTGCAGTAAGACGAAATCCACGGTATGAGTGGCCAAGTCTTAGTAAACCAAAAACTAAAGAAAGGTAAATAGTATGTCCTACCAAGTCAATGTACTTGTCAACGGTTCCCGTTGCAAGCAATACAACCACAACGGAAAACTCTTCGTAGAGGCCAAGAAAGGCTCTGAGTATTCCATCGAAATCAAAAACGACACATGGCAACGCATTCTTGCGGTCTGTTCTGTGGACGGTCTTGACATCCTCAACGGTAAGCCCGCCGAAGAAAACGGCAACGGCTATGTCATCAACGGCTACGGCTCCCTCAAGGCTGACGGCTTCCGTGTCTCCAACGAAACGGTTGCGAAATTCCTCTTCGACTACAAAGGCGGCTCCTATGCTGCTTCCAAGGAAGATGGCTCGGAGCGCAATGTCGGTGTAATCGGAGTTCGTATCTTCACTGAGAAGGTCAAGCCCCCGCCCCCGCCGGCCGTTGTCATTCGGGAAGAGCATCACCACCACCATGACCACTACCCAAACAACCCGTGGTACAACCGTCCTTACTGGTGGGATAACACCACTATCTGGTGCGGTGGTCTGACCCGAGACGGCGACACAGCCAGTTACGGCACTTCCTGTAACTCGGCCCCCGGCGCAAGCATGGGAGACATGCTCGGCGAATGCGAACGCAGCGACGAGAGTTTGTACTCCTGTGACAGCATTCCTACCAAGGGTGCCCCGAGGTCTGCAAAATACAGTGCTACCCTCGGAGGTAACACCAAAGGTATCCGAAGCCGTAGTATGAAGTCGTCCGCAATGGGACAGAGTGCTTCCCCTAAAGTCGGGGCAACCCTCAACTTCATGGGTAACGCACAAGGGTCCAACACTATGCAAGATAGTGTTCTCCGTGCCATGCAAAATGCTCAACCCCTTGGGTTCGACATGGGAACAAAATGGGGCGAGGCTAAGGAAAGCCGAGTTATCGAAGTGGAATTCGAGAAGGGTATCCTTGCTCTTACCACGAACATCTATTACGCTAGTCGCCAATCGCTTATCGAGATGGGTGTGCCACTCGGAAATGAGAAACAAGTAAGCTTCCCAGAACCTTTCAAGGATGGGAAATATGCTGAACCACCAAAGAATTGGCAGGGTTAATACCTAACAAATTGAACAGAATTTCCCATCCCATGTTGGTAAGCCACAACGGCGAACTCTTGGGGTGGGATTTCTTTCCAATATCCATCGTTAGGAACAATGCGAGACTGAATGTTGATTCTATACGGGATGAAATCCCGACAGGTGTGACTGACTTGAAAAGTGTAACCTCGCTTCTTATTCCCGCCTATTAACGCAACGGCAAAATCACCATTCTTGGTGACATAACAATGGCCGTGTCTAAGTAGTCTATACTTTTTCATGTTTTTCCTTAGAGTTCTTCCAAGCAATATATTCCTCGGCATCGGTTACGCTAAAAAACCATGCAACATCTTCTGCCTTTGTAACATTGCATACGGCGACTGATGGCGTCTCGACCCGAGGGGCATTCCTCATTTCAAAACTATAGGGGGCGTGTTTCTTCTTCATACTTTATTCTTTCGCTTGACCAGTTTGTCGAAAATACCTTTCCAACCACATTCACACTCACACCGATTTTCATCCTTGAATGGACGCTCTGGGCGAAAAATATATCCCACATAAGTAGAAGACGTTCCACTCCCACATTTAGGGCATACTTGATGTTCGTCGTAGTATTCTTCCCTCGTCCTATAAATTTTTATCATTTCAATATTCCTTTATTTCTTTCGTCTTCTCATTCACCCTGTAAAACCGACACTTCAATGCCTCTTTTATTTGGTTCATACGAATGACATCTTTGTCTCGTAGTTTCTCATCTTTGTAATGACGCTTATACTCATCCCACTCAATGACCACGTTCTCTTTCGGCTCGTAGTAATCAACCCAATACCCAAGGTCTTTGAGAAAATACTCCCCGCCGTTTGTAGCATATCGTCCATTCCACCCATTCCATTTGTCTAACCAATCAAAATATTCACACGAAGTTTCATTAAACGCAGGACATATTTTAGTACCTGCATTCCTCATTGCATAAAGTGCTCTGGCAATACGCATTTTTCGTTTTGACTCATCATCGTGTGGAATTCCTTTGCGGCGTGAATTCCCACGAGCAATTTGGCGCAAATAATCTATATGTTTCTGACTTCGTTTTTTACCCGAGTTAGAAATAGAAATTTTCTGCTTGTGGCCATCGCTCAAATGTTTTCCGTACCAATACCACGCAGATGTGGGGTGCAATGATAATGCCCGCCTTTGCTTCTCCTTCCGTTCTTCCGAGACAGGTGTTCTGTAATTTGGATTCCGCTCTCCTTTTATACGACAATTCTTACACAGTCGCCTTCTTCTATGAGCATCTTCACAATACCATTTGTCATCCCCTATTATATCCTTTTTACACTCGGGGCATTTTCTTTTCCACATTTTTTGACCGCCAATAATGTAGCATTCGGTCCCGCTTAACTCGCTCGGAATTTCTATAGTACCACTCACGCTTCCATCTAAGTTCGGCGTCATATTTTTCCTTTTTTGTTTTGTATATTCGCTTTCTTCCCATATCTATAAATATACAACTCCAAACAAAAAACTCTAAATATTTTGTATTTTATTCCTTACGAACAGCAGCGTCCAAAGAAGCAAATGTTTCCTCAATCCAACGGACATGATTTGGCAAATTACTGTCAATCCCATCTTCCCGAACCATCTTGAAAAAGGCGTTTCGGTCCATCATAGGAATTTTCGCCGGTTCAAGACACTCATTGCAGTGTAACTGGCCAATGGTAGTCAGTAGGGTCTCTTTCAACTGCATAAGAGCCACATTTCTATCCAGAACTCCCTTACCATTATAAATGTTGTCACAGACTTTGTACTTGTTTTTGAGACCATCGGCATGATGAATTATCTCGTCCACCGTATGCAGCTTGTCTTCATTGAGCCACGGAAAATGCTTAACAATGGTCTTGGGGCCAGCCAACTCAATTCCGGGGACGTTATCCGAATCATCTCCATCAAGCGCCCGATACAGAACGAAGTTGTTGGGATGAATGCTATAATCAGCTAAGACCTCGGCGGGACCATAAATGCGCTTCTTGGTGGGGGAATAAATACTAACACGCCCATCGCAAAGTTGAAGAAAATCCTTGTCCGATGACATTATGTACACTTTAGCAGACGCCTTAAAATAGTCTGTAGCAAGGTATGCGATGACATCATCCGCCTCAACATGGTCAATGGAAAGCATATTCACGGGTAGAACTTGCAGATAGTTCGTGAGCCGCAAATATTGATTTCGACATTGTTCCTCTTCGGTAGGTGCATCGGACATTTCCTCATAGGTACGGTTGAGGCGGATTTTTCCCTTCCGATGTTCTTTGTAGTTGGGAAAAATTTGACGACGCTTGAATGACCCACCAACACCATCGAAAATGACGACACAACGAGTCGGGGCAAGAAGCTTGATGGCGTATCCAATGGACTTCAAGAACCCTACGACGCCGCCAGTGTGATTACCATTTTCATCCATTGCTGGGTTAGCACACCAGCAGCGCATGAACGTATTAGCTACGTGCCGTCAACCAAAAGAACGCTCGAATTCGTCTTGCGAACCCACTGTCCTTTTGTGACGGCAACTCCTTCCTTGAAGATTGAATACAATCTCTTTTTTTGTTCGTCAGTTAATTCCATTTGCAATGCTCTCCAAAAATTTATTTTTATCCCCGACATGCTCCCAGTCGTACTGCCATACTACGGCAACATCATATCCGTTCTGTTTAGCAGTTTCCATTTTTGTTCTGTCATTATCCCATACTTTTTGACATACATCAGATGTAGGATAAAATCTAGGGTCTCGGTGCCAGAAAGTTCCATTAAATTCAATGAGAAGATTTTTCTCTTTCACAAACACATCATACGGTCTTCCATTGACAAAGAACTCTTCCTTCACCGTATATCCTCCATTACGATATATAGTAGCAACTTCTCGCTGTCCTTTTGACCTGTAAGTCGGAATATGAATTCCAGTCTGCCATTGTTTTTTCGTTATGGCAGACAATTTCTTTTTGGTAGCATCAGACCGTTTTAACCCGAGAGACCCTGACCGACTCTTATGAACACATAACGCTTTCCGATGAGATACAGATAATGGTCGTCCAATCTGTGCTTCCTTTATTTTGCGTATTGTTTCATTACTATGCCTATATCCCTTACGAGAGTTTACCCTGTGTTGGTTTGCCTCGGGAGTATGAGATTTTGGAGCACAACATCTAACCATAAACTCCCGAGATTGTTCTTTGCGGGCATTGGCATTTTTCCAACTTCTCTTTATGCCAGCAATCATTCTTGCCCGTTGTTCAGGAGGTATATTCATTCCTCGTCTTTGACTGCATTCTTGGTGATGTCATCGTTCTCGTCGCCAGTCTCTTCAACGTCTTCGATGATTGGCTTGGCACTGGGGTCACGATACTGCATGATGTAAGTATCAGAGATGGAGTTGTACACGTCTTCCTTGAGTGCTTCGTCTGAATTCATCTTATCAACGAACTCGGCTGTGCTGAACTCGATTTTCTCACCAGTGCTTGGGCGGGTGTATTTCCAACAACGCCAGTCACCAGTAATGATACCATGAAGTTTCATGAAATCAACCCAACTCTTGTAGTTCTGAATGCCCGAGTCATAGTGAATCTCGAACGCAGCCGTGCGCCAGTTGGGGCCAAGACGATTCTTAATGACTTGTGCTTGACACTTCATACCGATAATATCGTCGCCCTTCTTGAGTTTTCCGAGGCTGACGAAGCGAACACGAACCGAACATGCATATGGGAATGCTTTTCCGCCGGGAGTAATCCACTTCTCACCGTGCGGTCCACTATTCATGTTGTAGCGCAGTTGATTGGTGAATACCGTGAGGATGCGCTGACGAGCAATGAGTCCTGTAATCTTTCGCATCGCCTTGGCAATGACCTTGGCTTTTCCGGTGCTAAATCCATCCACTCCATGCTCAGACTCCATTTCACTTTCAACGGAAGCTTGGGTCAGGGAGTCAACAAAGATGGTCAGGAGTCGGTCCTTGCTAACTTTGCGGAAAGCACCAACACATAGCTCCATCTTGGTGAAGAGTTCTTCGAGGGTGGTGAAGGGAACATAGTTGACGTTTTTGACATCAATCCCAAGGGCTACCCAGAATGTCTTATCAACTGCAAATTCAGAATCGAAAAACACAGCGAGACCGCCACGCTTCTGAGTCTCGGCAATCATCTGGGCACAAATCAAACTCTTGCCCGTGCCTTCGAGGCCCGAGAGTTCAATAAACTTACCCGCTGGCATTCCACCTTTCTTTCGGTTGGAAATTGCTAAATCGAGAATGCTCGACCCCGTGGACAGCCAGTCTGTCACTTTCGAGGGGTCATCCTCTTCATCGAGAAAGAAAGAAGCCTTACTCCCATCCTTGTTTGCTTTGTTGAGTTCTTTTTGAAGGGCGACTGCCATTTCATCACGGTCAATGATGGCGTCACTTTCGACATGCTTACTGGGGTTCTTCTTTTTCTCTGCCATAAAATTCCTTGATTAGATGCTTGCGAGGATAGCACTCTTCGTACTATCCTCGCAAGTTATTTTATCTATCTCCGCAGAGGATTAGCTCTGGAAGAACTTCTCAAACTCATTCGCAAGGTTGGCGTTTGACGGCGTGGCCGTTGCGGTTGTGGATTGAGTTACAGGAGCAGCCGCAGGAGTCGTGGCTGGCGTTGAAGTTGCGGCAGGAGCCGCAGTGGCAGGAGCAGGACTGGTCGCAGCAGCAGTTGTGGAAGCGACATGAGCCTCGTTGGCAGCTTCGGCAGCAGCCTCGGCGTCATCGGGGTTCAACCACTTCTCAACAGCGGCCTTGAGTTCGTCGTAGGACTTCAAGGGGAAGATTGTAAGGATGTCCGTTTGGTCCTTCAACTTCTCCATGTAGTCACGGCGGGTTGGGTCAACGACTGGGGTGATGTTGGGGTCAGCGAGAATAGTCGTCTCGGGGAAGGACTTACCATCCTTGCCTTTCTTCTTGCTTTCCTTGTGGAATTCGACTTCAATATCTCGGCCTTCGGTCCACGAGGTAATGTCGCCGTATTTGGCATTGGTCATCAGCTTGAGAAGCTGCTTGTACACTTGCACTCCGAAGCCCCAGAAACGGACGCCTTGGTCCTCTTCACCACGCACAATGACTGGTGCGTAAGTGCGAGTAACGGGGGCGAGTTTTGCGGCGATTTCCTTCTCTTCGTTGCTTCCGCTTGCACGGAGGGCTTCGATGGTTTCCAGAATAGGGTCTGGCTTACCGAAGGTACACGGGGCGAGGTAGTTGTTCCCACCAAGCTTGTAATAGAACTTCAACTCTATGAACGGATTCTCAGGGTTGAACTTGTATGGGACAATGCGGATGGTTTGAGTTCCCTCTTTGGGTCTCCAAAGAAGTTTTGCGAACTCGGAGGCTTTTGCGCCGTCTTCAAATTGCTTGAGGCGCTCTGCAAGCTTTGCTACATTTACTGGCATATGTTTTAATCAATTAAGGTTAACTAGGTTAGCAAGTTAATCGTTGAATCAAAGAATCAAGTCTCAACTTTCTGAACCTTTATACATATGACAGAATAGCAGAAAAACACTACTCTAACAACTTATTATAACTTTTTAGTGAGTTATATTAACTCAGTCCAGAATCGAAGAGATTTTGAGAGGAATAATGCGGATAGAAACATCACCAGTTATTATAAGCGAGTTCTCATACAGCTTCCAATTGACCTGATACGTCTTGTCGGCGCACCCATGTTCTTCCTCGATGAGGCGATTCATGGCGTTCAAAGTATAAAGCGTATTGGTCTGCTTCTTACGGTGAATAAGAATCGTATTTGGAAACTTCGGAGCATCCTTTCGCATGTTCAGAACGTTGTATGTCAAATAGATTTCTTTGGGGTTTTGGGCGTTAACGAAGGCAAAAACACGATTGCTGTACACTTCGTAAAATTTACGTATCTCGTCGGCAACGGTGCGGAAATCCTTGTCGTTGGAAAAGGTACACAATAACTGTCTTGTATCTTGGTCTGTCATAGGCTTGAAACGAGTGACTTATTATGGCTTCACATAATGGGACAAAAACTTAATAGCCTCCCGAAGGCCCATTTCGTCGGCTTTTTTGAACAGTTCTTGCAACTGGCGTTTTGTCTCTTCATTTGGACCTACGGGGGCACTGACATTTGAAATAGTCGTGTCATCGGTTGCGAGAATCTGTCGAGTGATTTCCTTTTCCGCCGCAACTCGTTGTGGTGTGCGTGGGGCAGGAGGAATTGTCGGAGAAGGCGGCTGTGGAGGGGGTTCTGGGGTTTCCTCTCCACGGGGAGGTTCAACATCCAATTGTTTGTCGCCTTGAAAAATTGTTGGTTCTTTTCCACCACCATGAGACCCACCGCCTCCGTCATCATCTTCATCATCCTTATCATCCTTATCTGGTTCGTCATCATCAGCAGGAAGTTCTCCCGGTTCTGGGTTAGACCCCGGTGGAGCATGTTTGGGTTCTTCTTGGTCAGGTTGATGAACCTGTGGGACGGGGTTCTTCTCAAAGTGAGTGCCACGAGCAATTGCCCGAGCCTTGTGTTGTGGAGTAGGGAAAGTTACAAGAATACCATCTTTGTTGTAAGCTTGTCGCTCTGGATATTTGCCTTCAACCATACGATTGGTGACGTTGATTGCAGCCTCTCTCTCCACTCCCTTTTTAAGGAAATAATCACGAAGAGCATCCATATGGGATGCTTCCTCCATGCGAAAGATACCATCTGTGATTCTCTCGTCGAGACAAACTTCATTGAAAACTCTATCTAGGACGTTACTCATACCTTTGGAATATAAATATTTGGTGCCCCTACCAAAGTACCTTATATTTATTCATGTGATACGACTCAAAGACATACTGCTTGAAGGGATGACCCCAGATGTCGCCAACACCATTTTCTCCAAGTTTGGTGTTCCAAACGCTTCCGAAATGGAGAAGGGTGCATTGAAGAAGTATTACATTGCCCTCGTCAAAAAACACCACCCCGACAGAGGAGGCAAAGAAGAAAACATGAGGTACATCAATGCCGCCTATGATGTTCTCAAGACCGCCGAACCGCCATCCATCAGTGGTCGCATAGACCCCTCGGCGGGACGAACAGTTCCAAAAGACCCCCGAACAAAGGGCATGTACATAACGAAGATTACAGTAGATTTCCGCTCAGTCATAAGCGATAAACTATTGTACTCAGGCAAGTGCGACCGAATAGATTTTCTGGCGATTATCCGCAAGTTAAGAATCGGTAGCGTCTATATGGAGATGGCACCCGACGAGCCATTTGACTATACCAGAAACGCATGGAAAACCAACCGAGTGGTTATCAATGTAGATGCTGACGGGTTCACTAAAGTCCTGCCCGATTTGGTTCAGTATTTCAGAGAGTAATCTGCTTCACATCTTGGTAAGAGTCCCCCATGTAAGCCTTCATCGGGAAGCGCCCGTCAAAACTCATAATCTTCTGAATGTCCCGTAACAGTTCCAGCCCCTCGGGCTTATAATAATCGAACATGACGGCATCGTACGTATAGAGTACCGCACAGGTCTTATGCCCCTTCAAGAAGTCCAAGACGGCTTTGACCTTGGGAATGCTTAATTCGCCCTCAGTCGCTTGGAGGATGTAGTTGAATACTTTGGGTGGGTCAGGCTCCGAAATGTGCCTAGCGGTTATCTGGCGCTTAAAGAAGGGGGTCAGGACGTATCCTTTGGACTGATAATGCTTCCACTGCTCATTCATGAAGTCCTTGATGGAGGCAAGGTACTTGATATGTGAGTACTTATCCTCGATTCCCCCGTAAAATTGCCTAAACGTGATGGCCTTGGCCTCTTTGATGTCAGTTTCATCCACCGTCTTCTTGTTGAAATATAGCTTGGCCAGATACCCATAAATATCAGTGGTTATCGGAACGTCATATTTCACAAGCCTACTGATAATTCGAGGGTGGAAGGCAGTATAGTCCAGAACCACAATTGCTCCATTCTCACCATACCTTGAGATGAAACATTTTCGGGTGCCGTCAGTCTGATTGAGTGCCGCATAATTCACGCCGCCGTACCGATTGCTCGGACGCCCCGTGGACGTGTAAACGTTGTACTGGCTGTAAGTGATACCCGTGATTCCGGGGTCTTGCTTATAGCGTTCCTTGAACAACACTCTATTCACACAAATACCCTGCTTCTCCAAATCACCAAGGGTTCCGATGATAAGGTCATTGAAACGGGTGAATGTCAAATCAGGTTCGTAATCTTTCACTACTTCCGTAAGGTCATCCGCCAATGCATCAAACATTTCTTTGTGCTTCATCAATGGAATAACAAGGTTCATACCATCGTTCTCCGACGCATTCTTTCGCACGAGATAGTGGGCAGGAGTTTCATACTCAGACGCCTCAAAAATCTCGTTGGTTCGCATCCACGAGAGGGCATTGACATCATAAACATTAGGAACTCTCCAATAGCACTGGTCGAAGGCTTTCTTGTCAAGTGCCCACTTGCAATTCGGCATTTGGAGAATCCCACGAATCATCTCTGGGTCAATGGACGGCTTGGAGTCGGGATGAAAGAAAGCATAGTAATATGTCTTTCCCGTGAGGATGTTTCGGACAAAGAGAATGCTCGGTTGAACAGTAGCGGAATGACTGTCGGAGACGGGCACCGAATGTACAATCCATGCGCCCTGCTGATTTTCCAGTTGAAAGCGGGTCAGGTCTGAAATCGTCTCTATCATCAACCAAGCATCATACCCGATGCTTAATCGAAAGTCAAGCTTTTAGGATTTGATTCCGAGGCGTGCCTTGATATGCTCCCGAAGAGGAATTACACCTGCTGTGATTTGCGTGGTCCATTTACCTGCTTCGACGGTTTCTTGCACATCAACAATTCGAAAAATTATGTTCTTCTCCGAGTATGGTTCGGGAAGATTTCTCACCAAAAACATCATGAAAGTACGCAGCCCACCAATACCTTGAATGGTAAACGTAGCCTGAATACCGGGCATAATGCCCGTGTACTTCGGATTATTTTCTTCATCACTATCATCTAGCAAAAGTTGTTGAATATCTGTGGCAGGCATTGCAAGACGATAAACATGATTATCCGTGGTTATCTGATATACATTTTTATCACAAGGGTCAATTTGTTGTAACACACGCATTGTATCATCAAATCCACTTGTATCTGCCCGCTGAGTTGGTGCATTTCCAACATTTTCTCCCAACTTTAGCCTATCCGAAAACTTGTAATCGAGCAATTCATTATTCCCATTTATAATGATTGTCTTATTGTCGGGGTTGTTCGTGGGGGCGTAAATTGTACGAATAGCCTGTGCATTGCTCAAGGTTGGCTTAAATCCGATGCCAAGAAGTAAGCTATCCGCATCGAAATAATCAAATGACCATACTTTACCACGATTGGAGAAAAACATGAACTTGTAATCAACGATTTTCATTGGGGCGGGTTCATCCGGGGGGACTGTAACATCGCCTGCGCCACTAACAAGTCTCAAATCCCAAAATCCTCCACACGCACTATTCACCCCCTCAAGAATCTTCACAACGAACTGATAATAGGTAGTAATATCCGAGCTATTATTAAGTAAGTCCTTCAAAAACGACAGACTAACATAAATATGTTTGAGATACCCCGAATAATGAGCGGGGTATAAATTCTGTGGGTTTGCCGGTGATGGTGTGGAAGCCTTGAATGGAAAACAACAACTTCCAGCGGCAATGCCTTTCTCGTATCGTATTGCATTGATGATTTGGTCTATATCATCTCTCTTGACCTCATCACCTATTGGTAAACAAACTGTATAAAGTCTCCAGTCCGCAAGACCAGCCGGTGAAGCATTCTCAGATTTCTTTCTGGCCTTAGATTTTGATAGTGTTGCTTTAAGTGAACTATCCGCTAGTTTTAACTTATCATAATCACTTGGATTACCGTTAAAAGCAGTCGTTACAGAATTATAACCGTACTGCCCATAAAAATACTTCGGAGCCTCAAAGTTTGGAATGAAGCAGATAGAGCCATTACTTGAAATCATGTTGGGATGTGCGCTAACAACGACATCATCAATGTCCACCCGCAACATTTCTTTTCCTCTTGTACCTTTAGCAGGTCGAGCATGAAAATTGATGGCATCAATTACAAGTCCCAAATTCAACCATAGTTCCTCGGTTTTGCGGTCAAAATCTTTATCTGAACGCCCACTTTGAAATTTTTTTTGTCTCTGGTCCCTTCCATGAAACACGCCATAAAGATATTCATTGGCGTTCTTTTTATCTTTATGAGCATCACGAACGTAATTGGTAAACTCTACGAGTTCGGGTATCGAATCAGGAGGCGTCTTCAATACACCACGAAACTTGTCAAGAGTTTTGTCAACAAATTGAACAAGACTGTTAAATATCTTAATGCTTATTTCTTCCTTTTCCTCTGTGGAAGATTTATCTGCCATCGAAGAATCCACAATAAGACCTGCATAGATACGGTCCTTGGAAGTAATCTCAGTTTTGCATCGGAATTTGTTTCCATCCGCCGTCCACTCGAAGTTAGTAATGATACCAAAAATTACATCGTAATTCCCTCTTGACTTCATGATGTTTTTCGTATAGAGAGAATAGGGGTTGT